AAGAAATCTGCTTGGTCTTCTCTGACTTCACATTGGAACTCATCGTGTACATTGAGTACAAACTTATAGTCTATCTTATATTTCTTTGCATATTCATCTAGCAATACCAAAGCCTTCTTCATTATTACTGCACCTGCACTCTGTAGTAGAGTGTTAAGTGCTGAGTGCTCAGAGCGTATGTGTAGTTTCCTACCATCCAACCCACGCACCCAACCTTGCTTACATTTATGTTGTACGTTCCTTCTTAGTTCTCTCAATGCAGGTGTATTATCAAGAAAGTTCTTCTTGAGTATACGACCACGCTTAGCACCACCACCTGCAACCTGACCTATCTTAACATCACCTGCTCCATATAAGAAAGCATAGATGAAAGTCTTGGCTTGGTCTCTAGTCTTCAGTCCTGCTGACTTCTGATTAGCAGTATGAATATCACCATTAAGTAACTCTTGAGTATAGTGGTCATCATTCATATAGTGTGCTAACATTCTCAACTCGAGACCACTAGCATCTATACCTACTAATTTATATCCGTCAGGTACAATCCATAGGTCACGACAGTCAGCACCATAGCCACCATCAAAACCCCATAAGACATTACCGTCCTTATCATATCTAGACGCAGGTACTTGAGCACAGTTGGGTTTGGAGTGAGTCATTCGTCCTGTCACTGCACCACAAGAGTTAACTTTACCGTGTATCCTGCCTGTCTCATCATCAATAGCCTCTACCCAACTCTTGACCATAGCGATACGCTTAGTCAGTGTCAGATAATCTACAATCAACTGTGCTTCAGGTATGTTCACAGTCTTGAGAACTTTCTCATCTACAATCACATTGCCCTTATCAGTAAATGCTTTAGGTTTCCAACCGAAGTGTTGTAGATACTTAGCTATCTGCTGACGAGAACCGAGATTAAATTCAGGATACGCATAGTAGCCCCATTCATCTTCTTCTTTTAAACCCTCGTCAACTCGCCAGTAAGCACCTCTGTCTAATTGTTTTATGTAGTTCACTGACTTCCTTCCGTCTTTCGTATGAGTCCTATCACCTAACCAATGAAGAGGTATCCATACAGGTAGAGGTTCAAATCTCTCGTGTACCTCATCCTCTATATCTAATACCTTCTCTTTCATTTCAGCGAGTAGTTCATACGCTCTCTTCTCATCTAGCAACATACCATTATCAGTCTGTTCTCTTATTATATCAGCAGTCTTGTGTTCTATCTCTGATGACGCTGTATTTTCTTGTTCATCGAGGTGCTTATATAAAGCCTTAGTAACCCTTACATCTTGTTTACAATACTGTAGCATATCTGTATTAAATTCTTCCCAACCGCCTTGATAGTCATCTTTATAAGTACCTAATCTCTCACCCCAAGAGCGTAAGCTATGCCCACCCTCTAGACTTGGGTTGCTAAGTCTACTAAGTACGAGAGTGTCCCGAAGATTAAAGTCCCAACCCAGCCCACTAATCCTACGCAGGATAGGAACATCAAAAGAAATAATGTTGTGTCCCACAAGAGTATCGACCCCTTCTGAATCCAACCAGTTTTGAAAGTGTCCATAATTATTTTCCCCTATAAAGTTATATACAGTAGACTCACCGTTATCAAGCATCGCACATATACAATGTACTTGAGTAGCAACGAGCCCGTCAGTTTCTATATCAAAAAAAGCTTTCGACATCTTCTAATACCTCCATTAATCTGCCTGTCTCACTATCATATTGTAGTTTACAAGCCTTACCAGTTAAACCAGAGAACCTATTCTTTAGAACTCTAACAGTAGTTTGATTCCTAATGATAGGGTCTTCTGCCTGTTGATTACGCTCCAAGCCTAAAACTATATCAGATAATTGAGCTATCGCTGCGGAACCACGGAGCTCTGATAGACTTATCTGTCCACCATCTTCGTGAGCTCTACCCGCAGGTCTTCTGAGGTGAGATATGAGGAATAAACCTACTCCTGTCTCTTGTACTATCTTTCTCAGCTTAGTCATAATAGCGTCAATCGCTCTACGTTCATCTAATATACCATCTTGGTCGCTGACCACTATAGATAGGTGGTCTAAAACTATCCACTTACAATCATAAGATTTAGCATAAGTTCTTATTATATTTAATAGAGAATCTTCCGACATACTGCCGAAGTGGTCGTAGAAATATACATTCTTATCACCTACAGACCTCTGCCATAAATCTTTCTTCGCCTTATCACTCAACTCTCGTTCAAATTGAGGTATATGGATAGGTGCGTTAGCTTCAATAGACATTAGACCTTTCACACTACGCTCGATAGATTCCTCTAGATGAATGATTGCAAGATTATCATCAGTAGTATTCAGTATGTATGATTCCAATTCCTTAACGACACTGGTCTTACCCATACCTGCACCACTGGTGATAGTTACTAACTCTTTCGCTCTGAATCCATAAGTGAGTCCATTGATACCTCGCCACGGATAATCTATAGTTACTATATTCTCATCTTTTAATAGATGCTCCCAAGTATCGCTACCTTTAATGATACCGGCAGGTGTGTATGGTTCAGAAGACCACCAAGCATTAGTAAACTCTTTGACCTTACCTGCCATAAGCATCTCACTGGCATCTTTCATAGGTAGTTTACAAATTTTTAACTTTCCGACAGAGATTATATCTTGTACGGATTTAACTGCTTCCCAACCTGCTTTATCTTGGTCGAAACATAAGACTATATTATCGAATGACTCGATATATTCTAGGTTCTCTTTAACATCTCTCGATGCAGAAGAAGAACCATTCTTTAGGGAGACCACTTGCCACTTTCCATCGAACATCTCGCTGACGGAAAGGGCATCTAGTTCGCCCTCTGTAATTGTTAGGTACTTACCTCCAGAGCGATTTGCTTCCTGCCCGAATAGACCTGAACCCTTGTTAGTACCTAAGATTTGAAATTCCTTAGTCGCGACAGTTCTCTCTTTGTATCCGAGTAGCCTATTGCTCTCCTGCGAGTCGAAGTATGGGTAGTAATGTTTTTCTACCTTTCCTTCCTTGTCGAATGATACGGTGACACCAAACTTCGATGTGATTTTACCGGATATTCTTCTGTCTTTGATTGGGGAACTTGATACACCTCTAGGTGTAATTGTTGATGTTCTCATTTTCTGTCCCTCCTCTTTCACATAAGTACTTATGTCGTTTGCTTGATAATGACCACAAGCATTACAATAACCGTGACCGTCTGAATAGACAGCCAAGTTATCACCTGCCCTATCCCCACCTATATTTCTACAGGCAGGGCAAGGCTTATGTTCTACAAAAGTAGAATTATTATGCTGAGAAGAACTCACTGGTCTCAGTGTCTGAAGACTTGTAGCCTTCAGTACGCTCTAATACTTTGACCGCAGTGAGATAGGTAGCAACACCGTGTTGTGGGTGTTCGTTACCTTTTTTCCAGAGTACCTCAACTTTACTCTCTGCTCCGAAGTCGTGACCTATGGCTTCACCATCAGAAGTCCTAACCATTTCAAATGAGAGAGGGTATTTTGTTGAGAATTTGCGAGCCTTATAAGACCCACCGTCCTCAGTCTTGATAGTACGAACCTTAACACCTTCACTCTCTAGTGTTTTGGTTTCTTTAGAATCAAGAGCCACAGTAAGTGTGTACTTACCAGTGTCTTCACCTTGAAATTTTTCTGTACTATCTAGATAGACGTACTTTGCTATACCTTTAGTTATCATAAACTTTCCTCTGAGACCTGTAGAAAATAGACTGAAGAGTGGCGGTCTCTTAGACCACTCTAGTCTTTAGTATTAATTAAAGTGATAACTATAATGATTATCACTTTAAGTAACACTTTAGTTCAATCTATAGTAATATTATATCATATTTCTGACTTATGTCCACCTTTTGTTTAGGAAATCTAATATTAAATCTTCCTTCTCTTCCATAGATTCTATGTAATAAGGATTAGACATTATAAGACAATGTGTACAAGTATCTAAATATTCTTTAGTTGCTCTATCTTTCCTTACTGACTCATTATCAGTCAATACTTGGTCACATATCTTACATTTCATCTTCAATTCTCCTATTGATATCAATTAAATCCTGTTTATTCTTAGAAATTTCCCATTCAATATATTCTCTCTCTAACAGGAGGGGGTGAATTTCAGATTGTTCTTTAGATAGCAACTTTCTTATAGAGATTCTAAATGCTAAGTTACCTCTACACGCTAGAACTTCTCGGTCAGTGCAGAAACGAGGTGACCCCCTATAGGTTTTCCTTCCCTCCTTAGAGTCCTTGTCAAGTCCTCGTTCTTGTACACCTAAATAATGATTGCCAATTTTACTCATATTTCCACT